ATCGCCAACAGCATAGTCATGTTTTTCAGGATCAGCCAAGTCCTTGAAAGGACGGATTACTTTATAGCTCATACGTTACCTCCTTAAGCTACAACATCAGTGTAGGTTACATAAAATCCAGCGTCTTCATCTACCTTCTTAACATCGAAACGGTTTGCAGTTGCTAAGTATTGACCGTAGATTTTATCATCTTGCCATTTTACTGTTGTTTGAGCGCGATCAAACAATGTAGCAAATTCCCCGACATCCCCGATGAATGCTTTCATATCGCCTTTAACTGCTCCGATTACATCATCAGGATAAACATCGATAACACGTCCAGCAAATTTGTAACCTGTTGGAGAAGTAATGTCTGTTTGAAGCATGTAACGACCATCTTTGTCTTTGATTTTATCAAGAGCTGCAAACATTGTTTGAGTACATACGATTGTAGCATCGTAGTATGGTTTTAAGTCTAGGTTTAGGATGTCTTTTAATCCATCCAAGCCAGCTGCACTTTTAGCAGTTGCTGTTTTAAGTACCTTTGCAATTTCTTTGTTTTTAGTAATGCGTTCTTGGTTTCGCGCTTGTTTTGCGACCAATCCCATTACATCGTATTCTGCATCGTCAATGATTTCTTGCGATACAGGTAAGTGCCCACGACGGGTTTTAATTTCGTAATTCACTTTTGTAAATTTAGGTTTAGCTAGTGAAGGGTTTTCTTCTAACTCTTCAACTGTGTTCATTTCTTGGTCAGTTAATTTAACCACAGACCACTTCCCGCTTGCGTTTTTCACGTTTACGACATTTACAAGAGAAGTTAAGTCAGTTTTGTCTTGCTTCCCTTCTTTTGGCGCCATTACTTCAACAGGGATGATTGGTTCTCCATCTGTTGATTTAAGTCCTTCAGCTCGCACTTGTTTTGTACGAAGATAATGATCGAATGCTTCACGTTGTTCCAATTTTTGTCCTCCACGATGTTCTTTACTTGGATAAGTCGGTGCCTTACGATTCAGTTCTTCAACTTGATTTTTCAAATCTTCGATTTCCTTTTCAAGTTGTTCTTTTTCTGCCAATTTTTCATCCAATTCTTTTTGAATGTCTTCCAGGTTCTTTTCAACTGCTGAAACTTCTTCATCATTTCCAGCTTGATCCAATTTCTTCGCTTCAAGTTCAGAACGCTTGTTCAATTCTTTGATTGATTCTTCAAGTTCTACCACTTTTTCTGCTTTGTTGCGCATGCGAGCGCCTAAAATCAATGATTTGTGCATAGGTTAAATTTCTCCTTAATTTCTTTCTTGCGCTTGTCCAGCGCTTCACGATTGGCACGCTGTTGACTTTCAAAGTCTTTCTGTCGTGCAGCAATTTCCGTTTGCGGATAGGCTGGGAAAGTACATGGACTCACTTCAAAGATTTCTAATTCTAGGATAGTGTCCAGGTACAAACCATCTGCTTGCTCTTCCGTATTGATTTTGATTGGGATGAAACCAAAGCTACATCCAATCACATCGCCACGCTGAACACGAGCGTAGGCCCCGACAGCTTGCGGGTCATCCTTATTGATGATGATATCACCGTAAAGTCCGATTTCATCAACTCCTAAAATGACCGTCCCGTTACCAGTACGACCAAGCACTAAACTATCATCATGGTTAAATAATGCCCTGATGTCAGCTCCTTTGATGGCTTTTTCAACACCATCACGCTTAATCACTTCAAAATAACCAGGCCACAATTCAGTAACTTCATCAAACTTGATAAAGTACCCACTCAAAATCAAATCACCGCTGTCAGCTTCTTCTCGTGTCTTGAATTGAGCGGTACGATAACTATTCCGCTTGTTCATTCTCTTCCTCACCCCCTTTCAGTTTCTTCTGGTCCCCAAGCCTGTCTTGTGGAATGAAATTTTCAAGAGCAAGGAGCTCATCCATATCAGGATCAGGCGGCATCCCAAGCCAATCCCTCCACTCATTTCGACGCATTGCCATGCTTTTAGTCATCTGTTCAGCAACTGAAGATAACTCTGTAATGTCATACGAATAAAGCGAGCGAGCATTAAGTTTGAAATACCGATTATTTGAAACGAGTAAGTCTCTCGTTAAGGTCTGAATGATCGTCGTAGCAATGCTCATGACCGTTGTATTGACAAAGTTGTTGTATTCTTCTTTATCAAAGCTACCAACTCCCAAAATAAAAGCTGGAACTCCCAAAAGCCCAGCAACTGTTTTCTTGTCAATTTCAACAGATTCATTAATAGCGATATCTTTTAAGCTAAGCGGCTTAACCTGCTCTACACTCAACAAAGCATCAGGAATAATCCACGGCTCGCCTGCCTGACTTGTTGCTAAATATTTCTTAGCAACCCTGTCTCGTCCCTCTTGCGTGCCCAAGTCTCCATCCGAAGAATCAACCTTAACAATCAGGCTAGGGACGTTCTTACCATTCATAAAGCCTTTTTTGATTTGAGTAGCAAGGTTTAAATTCCTAACAATATCCCTCAGAGCAAGTCTGTAGCCAGTCCCTACAAATGGATTGTCTGGATCTGGGTTGATTACAAAGTGCACGATTTCGCTTGGGTTGTAGTCGATACCACGATAATTCACGATATAACCAACATCATCACTTTTGAAAGAAACCTCACTCATTGCGAATGGTCTCAAGTTCAAAATATAATCATTCACAGGATCATACTCAACATGAAGAACTGAATTTCCGTCACCAAATAGCAACAGGTCACGCACAATCTTGAAAATCCAAGTTTTGCGAGTCATATTGTCGCATGGGTTTACATCAATCTTGCGAGCCAGTCCGTCTTTTATTCGGATATCGCCTTTATCAGTATTCTCCATCAAGTGAATAGTCATGTTCGACACCATGTCAGCAATTTTGTTGACCGCAGAAATCACATCAGGATTGCGGGCCAAAGGCACATAGCTATCACCGTCAATATAAAGTCCAAAATCTGAATGAGTGATAACATTCGTTCCACCTCGACTCTTACCACGTTTCAAAAACCTATCTAAAAGCCCCATCTTTTCTCACCTCCTTTCTAGTCTGTTGCGCTTTGAAAGAGTGAATCAAAGTGCTTGTTTCTTACGATATTCTGGCTGACATCAACTATCTGCTTATCCCAATTCACAAGCTCACCCATAAAGTCTTTTATATAGGATTGCCTAATAGTGACTTCTTTGCCATTTAAAGTTGCTTTTACTCTTCCTGTGTTGATTAACACGTTGATGTCATGTTCTGATAAAACTATTTCATTCATAAATCACCTAATCAAAGAAGCTCATGACATTCTGATTCTTGCCAAGGTTAGCAAGAGCCTGAATACAAGCAAAAACGCTGGCATCGAACAAGTCAATTCTTGCAGTACCACCGTCACCGTCTAATTTCTCATATTGCACAGCGTCATCCACCTTTTCAATTGCTCTAACGTTGCTCACACAGTATTCGTAAGCGTCAGAATGAAGATAGTAAAACTCTTTGTTCTTAACTTTGAACTCAATCCGTCTGAATCCCTCTGATTTCAAGTAGAATAGCTGGGGTTGGTCAATCATCTTGAACTTAGCCTTTTTCATCTTGGTAAAGAACTCACGGCCAAACTTTCTATCCATTCCGACAGCAGCAATCTTGAACCCTTTCTCTCTCATCTTGATGAACCATTTAACGATATCATCATAGAGAACGGTCGGAGTGTTGCTCATCGTCAACCAACCATCAGACTGCCACCCAAAGAGTGGAATCCCGTCATCGTTGACCTTTTTCTGAGCGTTGACACGAGGGAAGAAAGCGTGTGTGATACAGATATCAATATCTTTTTCACCATCATGATAGACACCATAGAGAGCAGCAGCGGTTAAATCGTGCAATCTTGACAAGTCAGCACCACCGTACCATTGGATTGGTAAACGGGCCAGCTCCTCTAGGGTCCAATCGTAACAACTGTCTGAAGCAATAAATTCATCAGGATTGAAATAAGCATTCATAGAGTTTGTGAAGACATTCAAAGTCTTGTTGAAAAACTCATTTCTTGTCTGTGGATCGTTCATAGCCTGTTCGGCTTCTTCTCTCAGAGACTTGAGCGACACCGTAACACCCCACGAGGGATTGGCTTTTTTTAGAACATTCTCGTCCAGGTAATCGCCCACGTCTCCATCAGTCGTCTGGTCAGCTTTGCAGATAAACATGAACAAGGAATCATCCTTGACCAATTGTTTAAGGACCTTTTGACAGTATTTCAAACGGTTAGCAAGAAATCCAGTAGGAATATCACCAGCCGTAGAGATAACAAAAAGCATACTGTTTCGGTATGCTGACATTGTTTTCTTCATAAGACCGTACTTTTTACTGTTTCTCATCGTGTGAGCTTCATCCAAGATAATAACGTTTCCGTTCAAAGAGTCCAGACGACTCTCATCGTTGGCCAGTGCCTGGATAAAGAAAGAACCCTCAATACCAAAATTAGCAGTGATTGAGTGTTCCTGGTTGTTATCCTTGATACGAATGTTCTTGTCATTCCATCGCTCTACATTGAATTTTAAGAATCCAAAGGCTTCCATAGCTTGCTTGACCGAGTTGGCCACGATGTAGCATTTTGAACCGCTATCCGTGTCTAATATTTGATAAGCAAGTGCGATTGCAGCAGTAAATGAGGTCTTCCCATTCTTCCGAGCAAGCATGATAAGCGCTTCTTTGAACCTGCGCTCATTTGTACCCTTGTAGTAAAATCCAAACAGGTTCACAACTACAAAATGTTGCCACGGTTGCAAAAGTAATGGCTTATTACGGATAGAGACCGCAAACATATCATCACCCTGCTGATGGACTATCGTGTTTTCGATGAAGTGAACAACAAAATCAACGATATCCTCATCCATTTCAAACGCTGGATTGTCAAGATCACGAATGAACCTTTCAGCAGTAAGAATGTTTTCCTCGCAATGTTCCTCTCTGTGAGATATGACATGCTGAGCATACTCTTTCGCTTTATCAAGATTACCCATTGCCAGCCACTCGCTTCTTCTTGATTTCGTTCTTGAACTTCAGAACCTCATTAAGAACTGACTCACCCTCTTGTTCTACTACCTCACCAAGCGACTTAGGATTCATCATCAACTGATTAGAGTAGCTGAGGATGTCTTTCCTCAAAATTTCCATCGCTGTCAAGATTGGAACTTTGCGCTCATTTTCAGCACCAGCCTTATTGACGTAGGTGTCTGTTACTGGATAACCCATGTCAGCATAATCTTGAGCAAGTTTCTGATACTGGTAGAGCATTCCTGCAAAAATATCAATGATCATTTCGAACTCTTTACGATAAGTGCCCAAGTCTTTCATCTGCTTGACCACTTTTGACTTAATCGACTTTGCTGTAATTGGTTTAGCCAAAAACTACCTCCTTTCGTCAAAATCGCTTAGTTTTTACCCCCTTTTTATTTGAAGGCCCCCGACTTGGAAAAAGTTCCCTTCACCGGTACCCTACTGGCCGAAATGATTTTTCAAAAAGAGGGGGGCTAAAAATTTTCATTTTTCATTTTTGAAAAAATTTAAAAATTCTTTTTTTCTTTTTTTCTGCCAATACAATCCTTGATTGATTATTCTATCGTTCGCTCTGTCATGAAACGTATTGTGTTTCTTATTCGTCAATGGTAAACAATTCCATTCAACAAATTCAAGCTCAGGATATTCAGACACAGGAAAGATATGATGTACCATTTCTGCTTGAACAGAAATTCCGTAACGCAAACTTTCTTGACAAAGATAATCATACCTTCGCATTATCCTATCACGGAACTTCTCCCACTTCTTGGATTTCAAGGATGGTCTGATAGGTTTGTTATACATCTCAAACCTCCTTTCTCAATGCTAAAAGGGACAGGCCTCTGACCTATCCCCTCCTCATACAAGAAATCTATGCTATCATAATAAACCTTTTTTTGTGAGACTTCAAGATGTCTTTTGTCTCATTTTATTTTTCTTGATTTTCTTTTTGAGTAACTAAGGATTGGATTCTTTAATTCTAATTCTTTCTGTTTGTGGTAATCATTTTCTTTCCAAAACACTCCATCAGGATTTTGAAGAGTATATCGTATAGCATCAATTATCATTTTCAGACTCCTTAAACCTAGACCAATTTAACCTCTCACTTTCACATATCTTATATTTTGTTAAACTCACTCTAAATCTCAAACCCTTACTAATCATAGGTTTTAAAGAGTTTCATTTTTTCACTTTATGCTTAACTCATTATGTGAAAGTAATATCTAAAAAAATTAAATGACAAAGTTCCGTAGTGCATCATCAAGCTCTGCTTGTTCTATTCCTATGTATCTCAGGGTAATTGCAGGTGATGAGTGATTGAACATTTTTTGTAATGTTCCTACGTCCTTTGTCTTGTTGTAATATTTATAGCCAAATGTTTTTCGCATTGTGTGAGTGCCGACATTATCAATGCCAAGTTCTTCAGCTGCTTCATGTATGATTTGATAGGCTCGCTCACGAGTTATCGCTTTATTCTGACCTTGCCTACTTTTGAATAAGAAATGATGAAATGGTTTCCCTTCAACATATCTCCTCATTTCTTTCTTGAGTTCTTTTGTCATCCGTCTCGTTATCTGCTTGCCAGTCTTCCGTTCTCTCAGTTTGATGTGCCATCCCTGGACATCTTTAACTTTCAAGGTAAGTATATCTCCGACTCGCAAACCAGTATTCAGACCTGTGATGAATAGCATATAATACATCTCATTCCACTCTCTGAGATAATCTTTCATTGCCTGAATGTCGTCATTATCTTTTATCGGTGATACAAATTCCATATTCTACCTCCTTTCCCAAAACAAAAAGCCAGCATTTGCTGACTCTTGACGATACTTCTGTTGGACAACTTTTTTGACTAGAATTAAGGATGACTCCTAAAGTGTGATGTGTGTTTTTGTTTCAGAAGTTCATGCTATCATAATAACCCTTTTTTTGTGAGACTTCAAGATGCCTTTTGTCTCATGTTTATTTATAGCTCACCTTTCAAAATAGCGTACTGTTCTAGGATAATCCTTCTACGTCGATAGATTGTAGCTTTGCTCATGAATTTCTGTTCTGCTATTTCTTCCCATCTCAATTGAGGATATCTCCAGCGCAGATTGAAGATTTCCTTATCTTCATCGACTAGATTGATCAGGAGTTTGTTAATAATAGCTTTGAACCCTTCGAGAAATTTTAAGGTTGGATCATCCGCTATTCTGATTGCAATGGTTTCGGTAGGTTTGCTTATTCCTACGCTAGGACCACTCTGAGTATCTGGGTTTCGAGTTTCTAGTTCTAGCCTTCTCAAATCTATTGTCCGTTGAATGTTTTGAAATTTGAAAAGTTCTCTGTCTAATGTTTTGAGGTCTTCGTCGCTCAATTTCTTCAAATCCTACCTCCTCGAAATCTTCGTGTTTGTTTCCATTTGATAATCTTACCATCGTTATTATTATTAAAATAATCTGGCAATCTTGCTGTTGGACTTTCTTTATAGACCACTTTTTCAACGACCTGGACTCCAGGCTTCATTTCATCATCTATCCATCCAACTAACCAAGCAGGATTCACGTCATATGTTTTAGCAATCATTTCAATTTGCTTAATGGACGGATATCCGCCTCGCTCATACAAATGGATTGTATTTTGTGAAACACCTGTCTCTTTCGCCATCTGTCCTACAGATAGACATAGATCCTCTCTAAGTTCTTTCAATCTTAGTTGCATCTCGCTCTCCACTTTCTAGTATTAGCTTTTAAGAATGTAGCCTGCTCTTGCATCTGCTTCCATTCATAATCCATGATAATTTCAAGTTGATTGTTACAAAGACCTTTCAAGAAATCATTTTGAGCTTCTAGCTTCTCAATATCCTTATAGGCCCTTTCATACAGTTCATCTTCCAGAAATCTAATGCGCTCTGCCATTGCTTCCTGAATGATGATGTAAGTTGGTTTCTTGTACTTTGTCATTACAATATTACCTCATCTCCAATTTTTAGAGATTCATAGTTTGTTTTAGTAACTACGAATCTTCCGTAATTTTGTACTGTGATAGTGTACATGTCGCCAATCTTCTCCTTTTGTAAGACTCTGCCTTTGATTTCTGTGCCTTGATTATCAGCTCGATAGATAACCATCGGACGCTTTTCTTCTAATTTTTTAATGTGGATACTCTGCCAAATATTTAATCCAGCATACAATAATATCCAGATTACGATAAAACGTTTCATTCTATGACCTCCTTACTCTTCTTCATCCATAATTTCATTAAACTGCTCTTCGTCAATAAGTCCACGGTCAATCATTGTTTGGACCGTCAATTCAATTTTTATCAATCTGTTCAATTCTTTGTTAGGCAATGTAGCCATAATAACTTCTTTCATCGCTCAACTTCCTCCATCTCAATTCCTGGGCAGTCGAGCACCCAGCTAAAATCAGAATATTCTAGTTCCTTTCGTGTAAATGTTTTGTTATTTTTCCAATTGTTGTAAAAATGGAATCCAACCTCTGTTTCGTTTAAATAGTCATTTGTATTTTTTAATTTAACTCTGTACTTTGATTCTTTCTCAGCCTCGTAGTCATCTATCCATGCTCGAGCGAAAAGTTCTTGGTTCTTTTTATCCTTAAGCCATTTCATAACTACTTCGCCATTTTTAGCGTAGAGATTGATTATTTTACTATTTAGTGCATCGCTCAAACTAAAATCATTTAAAAGTTGACATTTAAAAATCCAGTCATCCATAAAATTAGGGAGAGCCACTTTTTTCAATTCTTGCCGAATCTTATCAGCATCCTTTAATTGATTACCAACCCATGCTCCCTCAAGTTTGCCTTGCTCGTAACCACTGCGATATTTCATTGAACCGTAGTCGTCCCCTAATTCTTTAAGAATGTCATTAAGCCATCTAGTCTGTGTCGTCGGATCAAACCCTCTGATTCGACGAATGACATCTTTTAACTTGAACGGCAACGGTTCTGGTTCGTCTAAAGCCCGTAAGTCTTTCAAAACCAAATCAACCGAGGTCAATCTTTTTTTGTTGGCTTTAAATTTTTCGTATCGTTCAATTAGTCCCTGCTTATTCATCTTCGCTTCCTCCATAAATCAAATAAACTGCAATAACTAACTGAGACATACTTGGTGCATAGCCAACCCAATCATCAAACTCCTTAGATTTTGGCAACCAATCCTTAGTGGCTCCTAAATCATAGTCTTTAGGTTTTTTATCAGCAAAGATACATTCCATCGCTCCCATAAACGTCATGCCATCTTCTGTCATTTCCCAGAAATAGTCCGCACGTTCTTTCACCGCTTGTGGTAAATCTTGCTTGGGAGGTTTAGGTTTTCCATCTTCTACCGACCAGCTGTATACTCCATTAACTTTTTTCTTTAAATCTTCCATCATCTTCTAACTCCACGCTTTCTTTAAAATCGTCAACATAAAAATAATTGACATTCTTAGGGTTGACAGACAAATTTCTAATCATCATCAAATTTCCATTGTTGAACTGACTAGTAATCTTCGTACGTTCTTTTTCTGTAAAGTTTCTTACTAGAAAACTAAGTTCTTCACCATTAGTGAAGCAAATTTTTATTTTTTGATAATTGCTAGCTTGCTCACTTTCAGATTCATAACCAAGCAAGTATCCTACGCTTACACCAAAATAGCCTGCTAACTGACTTGCTTTATTAGTTTTAATTGGACTTTCCCCATTTTCCCAATTTTGTATAGTTCGGTATGAGACAGCTATTATTTCAGATAATTCCTGCTGAGTCAAACCATTTTCTTTTCTCAATTGTTTCAGTCTGTTCATTCTTCACACCTCCCTAAAACGGCAATCCATCATCTGGAATATCCATAGGATCACTTGCTCCAAAACTTGGTGGCATCTGGTTTTCCATGCTTGACTGATTCGCGGAATTATCCTTCTTTTCAAGTGTTTGAAAACTTTCAGCTACCACTTCTGTCACATAGACACGTTGACCTTGCTGATTATCATAGCTACGAGTTTGAATGCGACCTGTGATTCCTACAAGAGCACCCTTTTTAAGCCAATTTGCAAAATTTTCAGCTTGTTGGCGCCACATAATGCAACTGATAAAATCTGCTTCACGATCACCTGCCTGATTCTTAAAATTCCGATTCACTGCCAAACTGAATGTTGCAACTGCAACATTTGATGGTGTGTATCGCAACTCAGGGTCACGAGTCAATCGACCTACCAAAACAACATTATTGATCATTTTTATTCTCCTTCTCCACTTCCTCAATCAGCCAATCAAGATTCTTTCTGGCTTTTTTTAAGTCTTCAAGACCGTTTTTCTCTTTGTAGCGAAGTAAATACTCGACAGCACTACACCAGAGGTGTGCTTCCATCTCTACCTTTCCTTTGATAAAATTTCTGGTAACATCCTTCACTTCGAGACCATGAGTCCCGATATAGTGATTTGGTTTGTTTACGTTGTCAATTTTTTCAGGTTTCATTATTTGTCCCCTTCCTTGTTTTCTAAAACGGCATCTTTTATAAAAGTATTGCCAATTTTATAGTATTTGTACTCCTCAGATGTCACTTTAAATGTTTCTTCAACTTGCTTATTACCTACATAACCAGAAACAACTAGAATGTATTTTCTTTTGGTTCTGGTTGGCACAAGTACTGAACTTTTTCCAGACACCACAGGTATGAATGTGGTGTAAGGTTCATCAATGTACTTATCTACTACTGTCCCACTCGAAATCTGGTGACATGCTACGAGGAATGATGCGAGTAAAACAACACATAGGATTTTTAAATATCTCACTCCTTGACCTCCAAAAGCTCTGGGGTTTCGAATTTATTCCCAATTACTTCAAAATGAAAATAAGCAAGATATAGTGGACTCCATCCTGCCACTCTTTTCTGTAATTCATCTACAAATATGTAAATAAAAC